TGTAATTGTTTGTCTTTTTTTGTCTTCTCGGACGATTGCTCTTGTTAATTCTTTTATTAGGCATTCGTAAAGAAAAGCGGTATTTCTTTTCTTATTGTGTTTCATGCTTCTTTCCTTTTCATTGATTTCCCTCGCGGTACATTGATTTTTGACATTGAGCTCCTTGAATTTAGTACTCTTCCCCTTTTCCATGCAACCAGTAATCCAGATTATAATCGTCGTATAGATCGTCTCGAGCAGTGAGTAGTAGTTTCTGTTGAGATTGTTCCAGAGGCTTCAGCAGGCCTGGAAGAACCTGTGCAGAACTGGTGCCGAGAAAAAGAGAAATAATCAGCCTAGCATACCAATCTACGTCTTCTGAGTCGGTGAAGCCAGAGACAAGATCAGAGAGGGCTCTGGAATCCTCTAGCTTATACCATTCATCCTCATCCACATAGCCACCGAGCTCACTGCTCTCGTCGGCAAGCACCAGAGCTGCGTATAAGGCTTCTTCAGCATCAAAACCTTCATTCTCATTGAAGGTTTTGCTAATCTCTTCTTTGATAATTTGTTTTAATTGTTTATTCGTTAATTTCATTTTCTTCATCCTTCCGCAGTGATTCTATCAATGATTTAATTTCAAAATCAGTACTAAATAGTCTATGTTCTTCTAAAATATCAGGGTTTTGTGCTTCCGTCACTCCACGAGAAAGAGAAGCGAGGCCGTCAGCGCCAGTATACCCTGGAAAAGTTTTACGAAAAGTAAGTGGTTCCGAGAAGGCAGCATTAATCATCTGCTTTCTTCTCCCGCCTTTTCTGTGTATTTTAGTAGAATCTTTTTTATAGGGGCCTCGAGGTTTTCCTTTCGCCTCTGGTCGCCTGAACACGGTGTCATCACGCTTTGCCGGCGGTTCAGCTAATAAAACTTCTTCTTCTTCCTCGGCTGGTTCTTCTCCGCCTAAATCTAATTCTTCTCCGCCTAAATCTAATTCTCCTTCGCCACCAAGACCTAGGTCTCCGCCGGGTCCGCCTCCTGCCTCGGGAAGTTCTCCGGCTTGTTCAACTGCAGCCATAAATTTGGCGTCCGAATACATTTCTCTTTGCATTCGAATAAATTCATCCTCAGAAAGTCCTAGAAGATTTTCTGCAACCCAACGTCGCGAGAAATAACCATCCGTAGCAGCTGCCGCAATGTCAAATTTAGTTTTCCAATGCTCAAGCTCTTGCATCTCCGCAATTTTACTAGGGTTATTGAGAGAAAGCTTGAAGCCAAGCAAATCATCTCCGCGATAACCCATAGTATAAAGATGGATAATACCAATCTTTTCGAGTTCAGATATAATAACTCTTTGAAGTCGCTGAATAGTTCTTGCAAAACGAATATCTTTTTGGGCTAATGTGGTTTTGTCTTCTGTTGCACCTTCCCCCATTGTAAGATAAGATTGGGGTACTTTAAGAGCAGAAAACAATTTATCTCGAAGATACTTTACATCATCAATTTGGCCTGTGAAAGTTCCTCCGGCAAGGTTGGTGATGTCCGTTGCCGAAGCCCCTCCTCGAATTGGGATAAAATAATCTTCTTCAATAGAAAGAGGGTTATAACGTAAATCAACGCGACCAGATGACGGATCAACCACTTGATGCCGCTTCATTTGAGTCATTATTTTTTGCATATATTGCTCAACATCTTGCGGCGCAATTCCACCGACATCGATCTTGAAGACACGGCGCTCGGGCGAACGAGTAATCCGATAAGCCATCATGGCATCTTCCAAAAGATTAAGTTGCCTCCAAATGCGTCTGGCTGGCTCTAGAGCGCTGGTACCGTATGGAGCATGCTTATCATTACCTAAAACTCTAAAATGTGCTATTTGCCAATTCTCGAGCGTTAAACCACCATTGTTCCATTGATACTGAATATAATTGGGATTTGATGGGTCTTCTCCTTCTAAGCGTTCAATTTCTTGAGCAGGAAGACCAATACAGTTTCTAATCCCCAATCCTTCGTCAATGTCTAGATATACAAACAAATCTCCATATTTACACATTGTTCTAGCCCAACCAAAAAGATTATGCTCAATGTTCATAACATTATAATAAAGAGAATGTAATATATATTTAATTTCGTCATTGGGGCATTTAATATGCAACATTGGAGTTAAACTTGAATGAGTTGTCATTTCATCTGCATAGATATCTAATGAAGATGCAATTTCCGGCGTATACTCCATCTGATCAAAATCAATATATCGCTCTGCACGATTTCTATTTGAAATCATATTGAGCGAAGTTACATTCATGGGGTTGTATTCAGACTTTTTGAACTGCTTTCCGCTAGCTGATTTAAACCTTTTAGCGTAGATATCTAAATGTCTTCTTCTTAATTGCCGACCCGATTGTGTTCTTCTCTGGGTAAGTGGTCCGGAAAAAAGCCTTGTTAAAGACTTAAACAGGTCAGATTGGTTATTATTTGGGTTTCTATCATTACGAGCCATTTTTTATCCTTTATAAATCCAAAAAAATTCTTTTGTTTTGTTTATTTCTTCTTCATGTTTTTCATGAAAAGTTTGTTTATAACCTTCTTGTCCTTTTATTTGTGTATTCATAGTTGTGGTTGTCTTCATTAAGCCATTAAGCATTGCTTTTTTGTATTCCATATCTCTTTGGTTCTCTGACAATGCAGTATCTCTTACCCAGCAGGCAATTGCTAAAGATATAACTAGATCATCATTATAAGAACGCATTGCTTGAGGCTTCCCATTGTACCATATAAAAGTTTTCATTTCATGAAACAAACGATTAGAATGTACAGTAATTAGTTTATTTCTAATGTACTCCTCTAGTTTTGCTACAATTAAAGGCCTTGTTTTAGTGGAAGTTGTAAACCCTGGTACAGATCTATCATTATCCTCTGCCAAATAAGCCTCAACATATTCGTGGGTTGACTTAATTGAATAATATAATTTTGGATATTCCAAAGTAATTAATTTTTCTAATATAGAAATGCCAATCCCATTATTTTCGACAACCAACAAACAGTTGCCGTATTCTCTGCCTGCATCATAAAGAATATTTGAATAAAGATCAAGGTTTGGTTTTCCTTGATATTCAGCAACAACTGCCATTGTGTCTAGTCTTATTACATGAAAAACAGAATAATCTGTACCATCGCCACGAGCAACATCGGCTACCAAAAGATATGGAAGACCTTCTTGATATTTTTCCCATATCCATAAATTTCTGTCATATCCAGTTTTATAGTGGGGGTCTTTAACATTTTCAAATAACCACTGCATATCGTCCGGGTGGATAACAGTTTCGCCTGAAGTATTGAAATTACATTCTAATTCCTGGGCGATCTGTCTTCGAGACATATTTTTGGTTTCTTTTGCAAACCAATCCTGATCTCTTTCAGGATGCATATCCCAAGGTAAAACAATTGGATGAAAATCGTTCTCTTCTGACTCTGCATCAATGTAAGTCTTGTGGAACCAATTACCTACCCCTTTAGGGGTCGATAAGGCTATGCAGCGGCCTCCTGTTGACAAAGTAGGGTAAAGACCCGTCCACAACTCTTCAAGGCCTTCTACGTGTGCTGCCTCGTCTATAACGAGCAGTGATAAGGCTTCCGATCTACCGGCATCTCCAGAAGTCGTTCCTGCTTTGATCTGTGACCCGTTTGATAATTCGAATGAAGTTTTATTATCCGTTACGATCTTTGAAATTTTAATCCATTCGGGTAAATGCTTCATAATTGATTTTACTTTTCTCACCAAGTTAGCTGCTGTTCCAAACTTAGTGGCAATTACAAGAATGTTCTTGTCTCTATGAAAAAGCATAAACCAGACAATGTATCCCGCTGAGATTGTGGAGATACCCAATTGTCTGGCTTTAAGTATAATATTGAAACGATAATCATTAAAGTCTTTTAAAAGATCTTTTTGATAATTGTAGGTTTTAAACGGAATCAAGCCCCGCAGAGGATGTGAAATTCTACAATAGTTATCGATAAAGAATTGTGGATCCTTACCGCATTTCACAATCTCTTTTACAATTTCTTGTTTGGAGAGTTTAAAGGCCATTGGATTCTTTTATTTTTTCTTTTTAGGGACGGGCTTTGTTCCCTTCATAACATTTTCCAATTCTTCTTTTACTATTCTTTTGAGCTGTTCTTTTGTAAGTTTCATTTGTCATTCGCTCCTTTTTTATAAGTAACGTTTTTGGGACGCTTTGTGGAATGTTGTGCTAAGAATTTTCTTGTAACATCTCGGGTCGCATCAACGGATGGCTCTAGATGTGGTTCGGAATCAACTTTAGAAATTTTATAATGTTGGTGGGCTTGTACAAAAGTTCGAACGTGAGAAGTAGACTGAACCAGGCACTCTACGTCACCTTTTTTTGTAAGAGTGATAGAATTTCCGGTAATTGCCTTATACTCTTTTTGAAGAAACTTTTTAACTTGATTAATCATGCGTTCTTGTTCTTGTTCGAATTTTGGATCTTTTACATTTTTAAGAAGCACATCGCTCTGGTATGTAATACGAAGCGAATCCCCATAGAATTTTACAGAAAAACCATCATTAACTCGTTTGTCTGTAATCAGGTTGCCCTCTTCTCTATTCAGCCCCACTTTACGTGAAGTTCCATCATATGAATATCTTTCGTCATGTGATCCATCATAGCCATTTGCGGCTGCTTGAGCTAGCCCTCGAATAATTTCTAGTGTATTTGAGCTCATATTATAATTTCCTTATCTTCTGTCTCTGGCCAGGCTTTTCTGTATCCTAGCGCTGTGTCCTGGGGTGGCTTTCCCGGGGGCATCGTGCTCTGGCTTCCACCCTGATGCTCTCAAGGCCTTTGTATGTGCCTGTTGCTGTTTTTTCAGTTTTGCCGCTGCTTTCTTTTTCTCTTTCGCCTCACCGGCATCCACTATGCCTCCCACGGCTACATCCAATAGAAAAGCGACTGCAACAGGAGCAAGAAATCCAATAGCGGCCGTTCCTAAAGTTGCAAGCGATGTGCCCATAACTACTGCTGTTTTTGCTAGTATCACTTTACCAGCGGCTGAAGCTAAAAACGCCGTCATCGATGGATATCCAGCGAATATAATAGAAGTGGCTGTCGCCGGCAGTCCGACCCCACCTTCCTCATTTTTTTGTACTTGAATATCGGTTTGTGCCACTATTTTTTTCACCTTGGGATCTCTTGAAAGAGCTAAAAAGATTTTATCCAAATTTGGATTATCTTTCATTTCCACTGCTGCTTTCATAATTTTATCTTCTTGCCCGGTGGTGGTAGCCTCTTGCACTACGCTTTCGAGTTCTTCTTTAATAAGACGTTTAAGCTGTTCTTTTGTTAATTTCATTTGTCTGGTCTCCAGCCTGTTTTCCATCTATCCTCTCGACCATCGACCCATTGAATATAGCACTTAAAGCAACAATCGAACTTTGTCATATAGACATCATCTTTAGATTTAAATGAATACACATTACAAACAGGACAAGAACGCGTGGATTCTTCTTTAAGTAGTTTTGAAGGGATAAAAACGCCATAGATCTCTTCTTTGTCTAAATCTTCTGTATCGGCATCGGCGCAATAAGAGTTTTTAAGTTGTTCAAGATACTCTTTCTCTTTCTCGTCATTCCATTTAGACTTTGGATTTACCACGGTCTCTTCTCCATATTTTTTTGCAATCGCTTGTTCTACTTTAACAGCGTAGTTAGGGTCTTTACTTTTCATCCATTGACTCTTTATTTTTTGTCTGCCATTCATGAGAGATCGCATCTTCAGGAATAGGCCCACCAGCAGCCCAAGTGTAACAAACTCTGGCGCTATGGCATTTAAAATTATGCATCCAGCAATATCCCAATTCACCTTCTTTATCAGATGTTTTTCCGGGTATACACTCTTTCATTCGTGGAGACAGGTCAAAAGCAGTGCAATTACCACATCGAGATTGTTTGGCTACCTCCGGTTCGGTTTTCCAAAACTTTGCCAATCTATTCCAATATTTTTTATCAGCAAGATTTAGAGGGCCATATTGTATATAGTCAGCTTTAATAGCAGCATTTCTATTCCTAGTATTTAATTCAAGATTCTGCGTTGCCGGGGGGCATATCATATCCAAAACTTTTTTAATTCTTATTTTCATTGATTTCCCTCACTGAATAATTTGGATCTTTAGTTTTCATTTCCGTCCCTTAGCAGTTTGGAGACGAGTTTCTGCATCTTCAACTTCTTTATCCATGGCCGACATTTTTTCAAAATGACTATATTGTTGTTGTAATCTATCTTTTTGATTTTTCATCAACATTCCTAATTGTTTTTTTACACGAGCGATTATCCTATCAGAAGTTGGAAAGTTATTTTTTTCTAAAGCATTAAAATAAGCATTTGCGTATTTTGGATAAGTTCTAAATACTTCTAATTTCTTTTTTATTAAAGAAGTAGTAATCCCGCCAAATCTTTTTATTCCTCGTTTTTGCATATATGCTTGAGCGTTATCCATCAGTTCATCTAATTCAGCATCAATGGATGCCATTGATTTATCATACTCTTCGAATGTTTGATCGTAAATTGCTTGCGCTTTCCTTTCAACTTGTGGGCTTGCGTCATCCAGAACAAAGCCATCTTCTATCTTCTTTTCGAGATTATCCATAGCGCCTTGAATTTTATCTATCTCAGAATTTAGCCCTTGTACTTTTTGAAACAAAGGAGCAAACCAATCTCCTTTTTTGTATTCTTCGTTAATAAGTTGGTAAAGCTTTTCTTTAGTTAGTTTCATTGATTTCCCTCACTGAATAATAAGTTCCCAGCGAAGTTCCTGACGCTAGCAAAAAGCCGCCGAAGAAAGCCCACATGGTTTTGTTTGGTTTAAGTTGTGTTCTCAGAGCTTCAATTTCGGTGTCTCGAAGTTCCAATAGAGTTGCGTTCTTTGCTTGTTCTGTTTCCAACTCTGCTTTTAAATAGTCTATTTCCAGTTGTAGTTCCGCTTTTACAACAGAATCTTTCAACTCGGTTTTGATCTCGCATTGCTCAAGGGTCATTTCGCTCTCGGCAATAATGTTGACCACTGCCTCATCGTTCATTAGACGGCCGTCAAAGGG